GATCTTATAAGAAGTCGGTTTGGAAAAGACGCAATTACAACCGCAGATGATATGAAACTATCAGACTCAGTTTTAACAAGAAAAATGTTTGCAGACTTTAATAAAAGAAATAAAAAAGCTACTGCGGATGAACTTGTAGATCCTAATGTAACGCTTGAAAAAGCTTTAGATGAAGTTGGCGGTAATTTCGCAAGCGGCGACATGAAATATAATGCCGACATTCTAGCAGATGAACTAGCTTTTCAACGAGGTTTAATTAAAGAAGGTGAAGATATAACATATATAGCGGATCAAGCAACAAGGTCTAAACTATACAATGAAGCTTATAGCGCTTTAAGTGCACAGTTCCTTAAACTAAGAAATATGAAGAAACAAGCAGCTATAGATATAAGTGATCCAAGAGTTGCAGAGGATTTTACTAATTTTATAAAAAAGAATGATCCCAAAAGTTATAAAGAATTAGAACAAAAAGTAGACCTAATGAATTTTGATCCAACAGGTCGTAAGAAAAATGCTAAAGGCGGTCTGGCTAAAATCTTGGAGGTATAATGGCAGAGTACAGAGGACGATGGAGTGAGGAAAATACTCGTTTAAGAAAATTACTTAGAGATTTTATACTTCGTTATAAAAGAAATAACCCTGGCAAACCGATTAATACCAAAACACTAGGAGAGAAAATTGAAGAAATTTGGGGATTGGATCGTAAAAAAGGTCAGTATCCAACACACAAATTATCTAGTCTAAGACGTAACAGTCCCGAGCTTTTTTCTGGCATTAGAGTGGTGCAGTCTCCTCATACGTCATTTAACCTAAATAAATGGAGTTCACACGAGGGGGTAAGAAACTCCCTTAAAAGTTTCATTGATAGTTTTAAAAAAAATAATCCAGGCCAACCCATGAAGGTTAAACTGCTTCATGATAAAGTTAAAGAAATTTGGAAGTTAAATGAAAGTGGTGCCCATAAACTATCTTCTTTAAGAGAGTATAATCCTGAGATTTTTTCAGGACTTAAAATTATATCTTCAAAAGAAAGTGCCCCTATGAATAAGCTTTATCAGGAGGACGCTAAGTTTAGAGAATTTTTTAAAAAGAATTATCCCAACAGGAAATGGGAGAACCTAACGGCTGAATCAGGCTTCATGGGGAAAAGTCTAAAAAATACAACGTATAGAAATTATTTAACAAGTCTTAAACGGGAAAAAGTTATTCCTAAGAATTACATAGGACACATCGAGTTTGCAAAAGAAATGGGACTAAATTATAAGACTCTTACATCCGCTAGAAGCAGTAACAATTTTAATAATAAAATTGTTAAGGATCTTTTTAAACCAAAATTTTTTAATAGAGAAGTTTATTATGAGGCCCCTACTAAAGAGACTAAAGCTAAGTATAAAGAATTATATAGTGAGGGAATTATAGAATCTAGAAAAGGGATGGTTGCTAAAAAACAAGCTGGTTTTACTGAACCTATTAAAGCTTTATATAAAGAACTACTAATAGATCCGGATGCCTCTCCTCGAGAACTGGCTGAAGCTATTTATGGAGACAGCAAAGCAAGAACCTTACAATACATAGGTAATGATGCCTCTAAATTAACAGAGGTTTTAACAGGCTCAAGAAATCTTCCTGGATTTAGGGCTCCTTCCCCTCTCATTACTAAAGCTATCTTGGCTAATATTTTATCACCGGGAAATGGATGGTTTAATTATGGGAACTTTGAAAGAAGACGAGCAATGATGAGGGAGAGAGATCAAATTTTAAAAACTAAAGGAGACAAGCTCTCTCAATTAAGGTTTAAGTTACGGGCTCCCGGAAAACATTTAGATGAAGTCATGAGTCTAGCGGCTACTTATAAAAGAGCTCCGGGCTACACGGAATTAGCACAGAGTATAGCTCCCGAAGTCAATATGTTAAAAGGAAATACAATTGATCGAGAATTTTCTCTATTATTCGAAAAAGTTATAACCGGAAAAGAGGGTGTGGGTACTTTTCGAGGAACTAAATATAATAATCTAAAAGAACATATAAATTTATTTAATAAAGCGTCTGGAGATTTTCAGAAAGCCCACGGGGTAGACACAGCTATCATAGAATATCAGCCCAACAAGAAATTATTAGCAAAAGATTTTGTTAAAAATTTTAAATATCTTTCACCAGAAGCTGCAGTTAATGTTCAAGAATTAGCAGACAAGGGAATTGCTTTAAAATCTAATGCGATGCCAATGGGTAGAATGGTAGAAATGTTAGTTAATGCCGTAAAGAAAAGTCCGGCTGGGTGTCGAAACTTAATAGCGGCTCAAGTAGGGGGAAGCATTGCTACCTGTGTAGAAGTTATTAAAAGAGATCCGGTAGGTTCTGCTAATAAATTAAACGAAATTAAACCAACATCAGCAGCATTAGGTAAAGTTAGAAATGCAGCTAGATCTTTTTTGCAATTTGTAGGTAAAGGAAAATATTTTGCAGCTACAGCAGGCGTAGGTGCCGGAGTAAGTGCTCTTGTAAAACAATTTGTGTCTGATGATCCTTCAACTTATTTATCTAACGACAAACAAGCTAACGCAATGATACTTGATACTCTTGATCAAAGAGAACGGGAAGAGAGACAAGAAGCTATAGGTGATGCACCAGAATTATTAGACGAAGCATATATTGGAGCAGAGGTTGCAGCAACAGCTGCCGCGATCCCCGGTTCCGGAGCCTTGTACAAAGCTAGAAAAGGAAAAGGCTATGGTCCAGCACGAGCGGCGCTAGGACCGGTAGGAAAAGCTGTATCAGGATTTGCTACACCATTAGGTGTGGCAGCTCTAACGCCTTTAAGTGTTGCCAGTCAACTTTACGAAGGTAAATCAGCCGAGGACATTGCAACTAATCCATTAAATTATTTAGGACCAGCTTTTGCAGGAACGTTAACTAAAGAAGCTACAAGAGGAATGAACCCTACGGGTATGTTATCCAACGCATTAAGATTAGGAATGAAACCAAATACTATTAAAGCTATATCAAGTAGGTTTGGATTACCTGGACTTGCTTTAAGTTTAGGTTACACAGGTTATGATCAATATAAAAAATACGGAGAAGGAAGAGGATTTGTTTACGATCTTTTTAATAAATAATGATAAATAAAACATTAACTAAAAACATGAAGAATGTGAAATGGAATGATATTCCACCTGTAAAAGGACCTAACCCACAGGGCTTGAATGTTCCTATAAAACAAGTTAAAACAATAAAGAACTCGGAGAAAATAAATGGCAGACAGCATAGATAAAGCTCTTCCTAATGTAGAGCAAGTAATTACCATACCAGGCGAAGAAGAAGTCGTAGAAACTGAATCAACAGAAGATAGAATACCTTCTCCTGATGATATTGAAGTTACAAAAACTGACGATGGTGGTGCTGAGATTAATTTTGAACCGGGTGCAGTTAATCAAGCTGGCACAGAAGCACATTTCGACAACTTAGCAGATTTATTACCAGAAGATATTTTAGGAACATTAGCTTCAAGACTTTATGAAAATTTTCAACAATACAAAGAGTCCAGAAAAGACTGGGAAGATACTTATATAAAAGGTTTAGATCTTTTAGGATTTAAATATGTTAACCCGACACAACCCTTTCAGGGAGCTAGTGGTGCAACGCATCCAGTTCTGGCAGAAGCGGTAACACAATTTCAAGCACAAGCTTACAAGGAATTACTTCCAGCCAATGGTCCAGTACACACCCAATCTTTAGGTTTGCCTAGCAGACAAAAAGAAGACCAGGCAGTAAGAGTAAAAGACTTCATGAACTATCAGCTCATGGATGTGATGAATGAGTACGAACCCGAGTTCGATCAAATGCTTTTTTATCTACCTCTCAGCGGTTCTACTTTTAAGAAAGTCTATTATGACGAACTCTTAGGTAGAGCCGTTTCTAAGTTTGTACCGGCTGATGATTTAATTGTACCTTACACAGCAACATCTATTGAAGATGCGGAAGCTGTTATGCATACACTTAAAATGTCTGAAAATGATTTACGTAAACAACAAGTTTCTGGTTTTTATAGAGATGTAGAGATTCAACCTGGTTACTCAGAAGAAACTGAAATTGAGAAAAAGGAAAGAGAATTAGAAGGTGTTACAAAAAATAGAGATGAAGATATTTTTTCTATTGTGGAATGTCATACTAATTTAGATTTAGAAGGCTTTGAAGATATAGGTGAAGACGGAGAACCAACAGGAATTAAACTTCCGTACATTGTTACATTCGAAATAGGATCAAGAGAGATATTATCTGTCAGAAGAAATTATCAAGCTGTTGACCCTAAAAAGAAAAAAATTGAATATTTTGTTCATTTTAAATTTTTACCAGGACTTGGTTTTTATGGTTTTGGTTTAATACATATGATCGGTGGCTTATCAAGAACAGCCACAACGGCTCTAAGACAATTATTAGATGCAGGAACGTTAAGTAATTTACCTGCAGGATTTAAGCAGAGGGGCATTCGTGTAAGAGACGAAGCACAAGCAATACAGCCCGGCGAATTCAGAGATGTCGATGCACCTGGTGGAAACATCAGAGATGCATTTATGACACTTCCTTTTAAAGAGCCTTCACAGACTCTATTATCTTTAATGGGAATTGTTGTGCAAGCAGGACAACGGTTTGCCGCCATAGCTGACATGCAGGTCGGTGACGGCAACCAGCAGGCAGCTGTTGGTACGACTATTGCCCTCTTAGAGCGAGGCTCGAGGGTCATGTCAGCCATACATAAAAGATTGTATGTGGCAATGAAACAAGAGTTTAAATTATTAGCAGGAGTTTTTAAAACTTATTTACCACCAGAGTATCCTTACGATGTTGTTGGTGGGGAGAGAAATGTTAAAGTTTCAGATTTTGATGACAAGGTAGATATTTTACCTGTTGCTGATCCAAATATATTTTCACAAGCTCAAAGAATTTCAATGGCACAAACAGAATTACAACTTGCACAATCAAATCCACAGATTCATAATCTGTATGAAGCATACAGAGCAATGTATACTGCAGTTGGAGTAAAGGATATTGATAAAATTTTACCACCACCACAAGAACCGGTGCCAATGGATCCGGCACAAGAAAATATTTTAGCTATGACAAGTAAACCTTTTCAAGCTTTCAAAGGACAGGACCATCAAGCACACATAACGGCACATTTAAACTTTATGTCAACAAATATTGCTAGAAATAATCCTATGATTTTGGGTGCATTAGAAAAAAATATACTCGAACACATAAGTATAATGGCACAAGAACAAATAGAAGTAGAATTTAGACAAGAATTGACTAAGGTTCAGCAGATGCAACAAGTTATGCAACAAATGATGTCTCAAGGACCTCAGATGCAACAAAGTCCTCAGTTTATGCAAATACAGCAACAATTATTGTCTATGACAATGAGTATGGAGTCAAGAAAAGCTAAATTGATTGCAGAAATGACAGAAGAATTTATGCAAGAAGAGAATAAAATCATGGGTGAGTTAGGAAATGACCCCGTTGTTAAATTAAAACAAAGAGAACTTGATTTAAAAGCTCAAGATGACTCTAGAAAAGAACAAGAAGGCAAAGAAAAAATAAATATTGATAAAATGAGAGCTATGATGAATCAAACTCAGCACAAAGACAAATTAGATCAAAATGAGGAATTAGCGGAACTTAGAGCTGATACATCCTTGACTAAAACTCAAATGGGTATAGATTCTAAGAGACAAAGCGATAGAATGAAACAAAGAGATGTAAGTATCTTGAAAGGACCTAGAAGATAGTGTACAAATAACAACAGGAGATAAAAATTATGGCAAAAAAAAAGAAAAGTAAAATAAAAAAAATATTAGGCGGAATAGCCGCAGCTGGATTAACAGCTTTAGCTGCTTCTAAATTTGGAAAAGGCGTAAAAGGAAATGTTTTAAAGACAGCTGCATCTGAAGATGCATATGATAGAACAGATATAGTAGATGGTATTACTAATTACACTAACAATCCTATTGTTACAAAAAAAAGAAGGGTACCCCCTATGCTTCCAAGTGATGGATATACTACACGAGAGAGTCCATGGGGAGAAGGTGGTGCAAAAAAAGGTGGTAGTGCTGGGAGAGCAAAAAGATCAACAATAACTGGAGTCGCTGTTCGCGGTTTTGGAAGAGCACTAAAGAGATAAAAATTATGACAAAAGACAAATGGGTTAATAAAGACGGATACGCATCAGGTGGTGTTAATGTTAGTGACTCTCCGAGTAAAGTTGGAACTGATCCTAGATCAGAAGTTATGACTAACCAATTTAGAGTTTTCAACAAGATCGACAAAGGAACTGTTGTTAATGTTAAAGGCACTAAACGTATGAGACCTGATAAGAAACCTGTCAAAGCTACTTGGTTTTAAACTATGTGGTTAGGTGCAGCTAAATTAGCATTTCAAGCTGGTAGTCATATCTTTAAAAAAAGACAAGAGACAAAGATGATGATGGCGGATGCTCAGGCTAAACATGCAGCAAAAATGGCTTCGGGCGAATTAGAATATTCCGGAAAATTATTAGAATCAAGAAATTCAGATTGGAAAGATGAATTTATTTTAATTTTATTATCCATTCCTATCGTTATGTTAGGCTGGTCAGTATGGTCAGATAATCCTGTACATATGGAGAAAATGGAGCTATTCTTTGTACACTTCGGAAATTTACCCCTATGGTACCAAACAATTTTCGTGGGAGTAATTGCGAGCGTCTATGGACTTAAGGCGACACATCTGATAAAAGGAAAATAACAAGGAGAAAAATATGAGAAATGATTTCGGAAACAGACCTTACAAAGTAAGATTCCCTTACAAAAGTGGAAAAACTGGTAAGGAACAAGGATACAACGATAGACTTGACGAATCTTTAGGTGCTAGAAATGGCAAAAAATCTGAAAGCTTAAAAGCAAGAAGAGATGAATCTAAAGGTATGGAAAAAGCATCAGGTAAAAAAGCTTATTCTTCTGTCAAAACTATGGACACATAGTTTTGCCGTTTAAATCTTCAAAGCAAAGAAGATTTTTATTTAAATTTAAACCTGCTCTTGCAAAAAAGTGGGCTAAGAAGTATAAATATAAAGTAAAAAAAATGAAAGGCTAATGGAAGACATAGGTTACATAACAAAAATACAGAGAATAATTAAACTAAGACATGATGATATAGTTTCTTCGTTAGCTTCAGGAGGGGTTGACACTATGGAAAAATATCAGTATATGATAGGGCAGATACGAACGTATCAATATATGAGTCAGGAGATATCCAGCCTGCTAGATAAAAAGGAGCAAAAAGACAATGAAGGAACAATTATTAACCTCAACACAAAACTCAAAGATTGAGTTACCTAATAAAACATTAGTAGGTATTAAGAACAAAGATAAAAAAGAAATTAAATCAGATTCAGGTAAGTTACCACAACCAACAGGTTGGAGAATTTTAGTCTTACCATTTAAACAAAAAAGTAAAACTAAAGGCGGAGTTCACTTAGCAGATACAACAATAGAAAGATCACAAGTAGCGTCAACTTGTGGTTTAATACTAGAAATGGGACCTCATTGTTATGATAAAGAAAGATATCCTGAGGGTCCATGGTGTAAGAAAGGTGATTGGATTATCTTTGCAAGATATGCTGGATCACGAATTAAAATAGACGGGGGTGAGGTAAGACTTTTAAATGATGATGAAGTTTTAGCGACCGTGGAAAACCCTGAAGATATATTCCACGAATTTTAATAACCATAGGAGAAAACTATGCCAACAGACGGTGAAGAAAAAACAATAGACATTGATGATAAAGGCCCTGGTGCTGAAATCATTATAGAAGAAAAGGATAATAAAAATGAGAATACGGATGAGAATACGAATGAGAAAATTATTGAAGACGATACTAAGTCCGATGACGCATCTGAGAAATCTGATGAGCAGTTGGATGTTCGAGTTGAAAAGAATGAAGGGGGAGAAGTTGTACCAAAGCCTTCTGAAGAAAAGAGTGATAAGAAAAAAGACAACTCGAAAGATGTTGAAGAATATAGTGAAGGGGTTAAGAAAAGAATAGCCAAGCTAACTAAAAAGATGCGTGAGGCTGAAAGGCAAAAAGAAGAAGCCATTGATTATGCTAAGCGTGTTAAATCTGAAAGAGATCAATTAGGTAGAGCAGCTACAAGTTTAGATAGAAACTATACTCAAGAAATGGAAGGAAGAATAGCTTCTTCTCTTTCAGCAGCTCAATCAAAATTATCTATTGCAAGAGAACAAGGAGATTCCAAATCTGAAGTAGAAGCATTAACTTCAATTTCTCAATTGGGTTATGAACAAGGTAAATTAGCAGAGGTTAAAACAAGACATGCTATGCAAGATAAGGAAGCAGCAATTAGACCAACTCTTCAACCAAGACCTGTTCAACCTGCACCACCAGCTGATCCTAAAGCAGATGATTGGGCTAGTAGAAATGAGTGGTTTGGTAAAGATAATGCAATGACATATACTGCATTTGATCTACATAGAAAAATTACCGAAGAAGAGGGTTTAGATCCTCAGTCGGACGAATACTATGAGGAAATAGATAAAAGAATGCGTCTTGACTTTCCGCATAAATTTGGTAAAACAAATACAGAACAGACGAGTAAACCTACACAAAACGTTGCTTCTGCAACGCGTAGTTCAAAGACTGGTCGCAGAACTGTGAAGCTCACATCATCACAGGTTACAATAGCAAGAAAACTAGGTGTGCCATTAGAAGAGTATGCAAAACAATTAATCACGAAGGAGGTATAAGCATATGACAAATAATAAACCAACTCGTGCGAGCCAAACGAATAAAAGTGATTCAACGAAAGTTGAAACACAAGCATCAAAGGCTACGCCTAAAATGCAAACAAAAGTTTGGACTCTACCTGGTTACTTAGATACGCCCAACGCGCCAAACGGATACCGACACAGATGGGTCAGGATTGAAACGTTAGGAGTTCCCGATACTAAAAATGTACAAGGACGATTAAGGTCCGGGTATGAATTAGTAAGAACGGATGAATATCCAGATGGATCATTTCCCGCTATCACGGACGGCAAATACGCTGGGGTTATAGGTCACGGAGGCCTTGTGCTGACAAGGGTACCTGAAGAGATCGCGCGACAACGTGAAGCTTATTTTCAAAAACAAGCTCAAGATCAGGTTGACGCAGTAGATAACGATCTTATGAAGGAACAGGATAATAGAATGCCTATCGATATCGATAAGCAGTCTCGTACCTTCGGTGGCAAACGATAGTTAAAAAATTTTAACGATCCTAACCAACGATTTAACAATAACAGTAGAACTACATATAGTAGTTTTACATAAGGAGAAAAATATGGCTAATCAATCTACAACCGGGTTCGGTTTAAGACCAATTAGAATGGTGGGTCAAAGTGATAATAACGGCGGTTTAGGAGAATGGAAGAAAGCAGCGTCAACTACTGCAATCAACCATCAGGACTTAGTATTATTAGCAGCTACAGGTTACGCAACCGTAGGAACGGCAGGTGCCGGGGTGCTAAATCAACTAGGTTCATTAAACGGCAGTTTCTACACTGACCCAAGTACAAGCAAGCCGACTTGGTCGCAATATGCGCCCAATAACGCTGCAACTGATATGACTTGTCTAGTAAATGACAATCCACAGCAGATGTACGAAATGAGAACAACAATAACGACACTTACTCAGGCTGACGCAGGAGCTACTGCACCAATAGTAGCAACAGGCGGTTCTGGAACCCCTAATTTTTTATCGGGCTACACAATCGGCGCTGTGACAGCTGTTGTAAATCAGTTAAAGTTGATCGGAATAACTAGAGATACCGAAAACAATACATTAGATGCATCAGGAAGCATCTGGCGTGTTATGCTTTCGAGTCATATTCTAGGCAACAACGTAGTAGGTATATAAGGAGATAAATTATGGCTATATCACGAAACCAACTAGTTAAAGAACTAGAGCCAGGATTGAATGCTTTATTCGGCCTGGAATACAAACAGTATGAAAATCAGACTTCTGAAATTTATACTACTGAGTCATCTGACAGAGCTTTTGAAGAAGAAGTTATGTTGTCAGGTTTCGCATCGGCAAGAGTAAAACCAGAAGGTTCTGGCGTAGCTTTTGATAATGCGCAAGAAACTTTCACAGCTAGATACACTAACGAGACAGTTGCTCTCGCTTTTGCTATCACTGAGGAAGCTATTGAAGATAACCTGTACGATAGAATTGCTTCTAGATACACAAAAGCACTAGCAAGATCTATGGCGAGCACAAAACAAGTTAAAGGCGTAGCTCCATTAAACAATGGAATGCCAACTGGTACATATCTCTCTGGAGATAACGTAACTTTATTTAACGGTTCTCACCCTACACTTGCTGGAACTTTCAGTAATACATTAGCAACAGCTGCTGATTTAAACGAAACTTCATTAGAACAAGCATTGATTGATATCGCTGCTATGACTGATGAAAGAGGTTTAAAAATTGCTGCAAAAGGAACTAAGATGATTGTTCCTTCTGCATTACAATTTACTGCTGAGAGATTGATGAAATCTCAAGGTAGAACGCAGACAGCTGATAATGATATCAACGCAATCAGATCTATGGGGATGATTCCTCAAGGATATTCAGTTAATAATTATTTAACTGATAGTGATGCGTGGTTTATCATTACAGATGTTCCTAATGGTATGAAGCACTTTAACAGAGCACCTCTTACAACTAAGATGGAAGGGGACTTTGATACCGGCAATGTAAGATACAAAGCTAGAGAAAGATACGTTTTTGGCGTTTCTGACCCTAGAGGTATTTTTGCATCACCAGGTGCTTAATCAGTAATAAACTATTTAAATAGGGCGGCCTTAAAACCGCCCTATTTTTTATGAAAGATAAAAAAACCATGAAGAATTTCTTAATTAAAATCAGAGCCCACGGATATATAACTGAATTCAATGTTCGGTCACTAGATGAGGCTGAGTCTTTAGAAAAAGCTATAGTTGACAAACTGGGAAAAAATGATATAACTTGGGAGAAGTCAAATTTTTATAGTTTGACTAAAAAATGGTTGACTTTTGAGGAGGTCAAAGATGGAACACTTACAAGACCTGTACAAACAAAAACGGTCCTTGGAGTTGAACTGGGAACAGGAACATCTTAACGAGGGTAGATATACTCTTGATATGGTTAATATTGATCATAAGATCAGAGAGATCATTAATCATATAAAACTAGCTGAAACACAAGAAGAGCTTAAAGCTAGTAAAATAAGTGACGCTGCACCACAGGTTTCTGTAGCTACTTAGTAAAAAGCTACATCATTGAAATAAGCACGTTCATCGAGCAATCTCTTGCACTCTATTTAAAAATAACATATAAATTATATACCATACATTAAAATAAAAAAAATAAATGTAGACGCGTATGGTCGACATGCCCCTAGGGACTACATTTAATATTCTAGGAGGAATATAAACATGGCAAACACAACATTTAACGGTCCGGTTAGATCCGAAAAAGGATTTCAACAGGTCAATAAAAATACTACAACAGGCGCTTATACTGCAAGAACTCTGGGACTAAAACCAGATCTTACAAGTTTAACTGCTACAGTAGTCGGAACAGGAGCCGCACTCACTTACACAAAAAATGTAATCACTGTTAATGATTACACTGGTGTAGCTGCACAAACGGTAACTTTACCAGCAGCAGTAGTGGGAGATATAGTAGTTCACGCTCAATCTAAAGATACAACAGGCGGAATAACTAAACTGATTATCAATTGTGCTGGTAGTGATGTCTACAGAACTGGATCAAAGATGGAAAGTTCAGCAGGCGCATTAATGACACTGGTTACTTCAGCAGCTAGTAACGCAACTTTAACTTTCACACCGGTATCAGCAGCAACTAATAGATTAACAATTGGTTGTTACTTGTATTTTACATGCTATGAAAAAGGCACTTGGGACATTGCTTATGATTTAGCTAAATATCCTACAGGTACTACTGGCGTTTTCGCTTGGAGTTAATAAATAATTAAGGGGGCCCTTCGGGGCTCCTATAAATTTTTAAGGAGATAAAAATATGGCAACAATGATATCTGATGTTAAAGCATCAATAGAGTTAGGAGCTTCAGGTCGACTACAAGGTTATATAGCTACTGCAGCTACAAATCTTGGACCAATTAGAATTGTAAGTATTAATGCGCACTTAACAGCACCAGATGGTGAAATTACTATTCACGACAATACTTCTGCAGCTGGGGATATTAAAATTCATCTTAAAGGTGGAAGTGGAAGTAACGAAACTTTAAATTTTACTTTTGGTGGTAACGGAGTTTATTTTAGCACTGCTGCTTATGTAACATTAGCAAATATAGATTCATTTACAGCCTATTACGCATAGGAGGCTAAATGGCAAATACTACTTCAGGTGCTTATACATTTGATAAGACTTTCGCAATCGATGAGATTATAGAAGATGCATATGAACGTATTGGATTTCAAGGTGTTTCAGGTTATCAATTAAAAACAGCTAAGAGATCTTTAAATCTTTTATTTTCTGAATGGGGTAATAGAGAACTTCATTATTGGGAAGTAGCAAATCAAAACTTACCTTTAGTAAGTGGGGTAGCAGTTTATAACTTTTATCGTACAACATCTGATGGAACTCAGACCAGTAGAATAACTACAACGTTGTCTGCAGCTATTACTTCAACTACAGCAACAGCTGGAATAACTTTAACTTCTGCTTCTAATCTTCCTACTTCTGGATTACTTTTAGTCGGAACAGAACAAATTTCTTATACAGGTTTTTCTTCAACAGAATTAACAGGAGTTGTTAGAGGAGCTAACGGAACTACTGCAGCCACACATCTTGATGATGCAACTGTTTATCAATTTGTAAGTGGTATGGATGATGTACTAGAGGCAAGTTATAGAAATGCTTCTAGTGTTGATGCACCTTTAACAAAAAGAAGTAGATCACAGTATCAAGCTCTCGCTAATAAAACAGCTACAGGAACACCAACTCAATATTTTGTAGAAAGATTTATTGATAGAGTTACTATAACTATATACTTAACACCTGGAAGTTCAGAAGCAGGAAATCATATTAATTTTTATTACCAAAAAAGAATTCAGGATGCTGGAGATGCTTATACAAATGCTACTGATGTACCTTATCGATTTGCTCCTTGTATGACAGCCGGTTTGGCATTTTATTTATCTCAAAAATATGCACCACAAAGAAGTCAAGAATTAAAACTTTATTACGAGGACGAGTTAACAAGAGCTTTAGCAGAAGATGGTTCTTCTTCTAGCACATTTATTGCGCCTAAATCTTATTACCCAGGAACATAATGGCCTCATTTGCATCAGGAAGACACGCATTAGCAGTTTCTGACAGATCAGGACAAACTTTTCCTTACAATGAAATGGTTAGAGAATGGAATGGTGCATGGGTACATACATCTGAATATGAACCTAAACAACCACAGTTAGAGCCCTCACCAGTTAGTTCAGATCCTCAAGGTTTAGAAAGAGCCAGACCTTCTAGAGTTGCTTTAGCAACACCTTCAGTTTTAGATAATAATCCTATTTCAATTACTAATACTTCAACAACAGTTACTATAAATCAAGACAGACATCAAAGATCTACTGGCGATTATGTAAGATTGTATGATGTTAAGGAAGCTGTTGGTAATCTATCTATTGCAGAATTAGAACTATCTACAACTTTATATACAGCTATTACAGCTACATCTACTTCAATTGTATTATCAGATTCTACTAAATTTCCTTCTACAGGATATATTTGTATTGTATCTGCTGATTCTGAAACAGGATTAGATACTACAGAAACTATTTATTATGGAGCAAACAACACCGGTACAAATACTTTATCTACAATAACTAGAGGTACGACCGCTCCTTTTTATGGAAAAACTCCAGTATCAACTGCAGCTGCAGCTCATGCTGTTTCCGATGCTGTTTTCGGATCAAGACTAATAACAATAGTTGAACAAACTTTTATAAACGATGCTAATAGTACAGAGACGTATAGTAATACTTTCACTTTTGTGGTAAATTCTACACCGTCAAGTACAGCAACAGGAGGCGGGTACTTTGTTTTTGGAGGACCTGTCAACGATAGAGCATAATTATGAGTGGAATATCAAAATATACATACGCAACATTAACAACAGCAATAAGAGATTATACTGAAGTTGATAGTAATGTGTTCACTCAAGCTATTATTGATGGATTCATCATGGCAGCTGAGAATAGAATTAATCTTGATTGTCCTTCAGACTCTGACAGATTTGTTCAAGAAGGAACACTAGCTGCAAACGTAAATAATATAAGAGTACCAGCAGGAACTTTATTTGTAAGAGGTGTAGAAGTATTTAATTCTACATCTGCTAGCACAGGCCCCGGTCAGTGGTTAGAGAAAAAAGATCAAACTTATTTATCTGAATATATTGATAGAACTACAGGACCTTCTGGTGGGGTATCTGGTACAGCGGTAACAGGACTACCTAAATATTATGCTATGTTTGGTGGTGCTACAGGTCTTACAGATACAACGTCTGGTTCTATATATTTAGCCCCTACACCAGATGTTAATTATATATTTAGAATATATTACAACAAAATGCCCGTGGGTCTGGGATCAGGGGGCGATGGAAACTCTGATACTTATATAAGTAGTTACTTTTCACAAGGACTGTTATATGCTTGTTTAGCAGAGGCTTTTGGATTTTTAAAAGGACCTATGGATATGTTGACATTATACGAAGGAAAGTATAATAAGGAGATACAAAAATTTGCAGGAGTGCAACTTGGAAGACGAAGAAGAGATGATTATACTGACGGAACCGTTAGGATACAAGTCAAATCACCGTCACCATAACTAGGAGTAAAATATGGCAATAACATCAGCAGTTTGTAACAGTTTCAAAGTAGAAATTTTAAAAGCGGTACATAATTTTACTATATCGGGTTCAGGTGGAAACACTTTTAACTTAGCTTTATATACAAGTTCAGCGACTTTAAATAAATCAACGACAGCTTATACAACGTCTAATGAAGTTGCGACAGCATCAGGATATACAGCAAAAGGAAAAGCACTTGTAAGTGCAACACCAGTTTTATCAACAGACACAGCGGTTTGTGATTTTGGTAATATATCTTGGACGTCTGCTTCTTTCACAGCTCGAGGCTGTTTAATTTTTAATGACTCGGCTACAGGTGATCCAGCAGTTTGCGCAATAGATTTTGGCGGAGATAAAACTGTAACAAGCGGAACCTTCACAATAGAGTTTCCAGCACCTTCTGCAGGAACAGCTATTATAGGCATAGCATAAGGAGTAACTCCTTATGGCTAATACTTGGAATCAATCCGGCACACTCTGGGGACAAAACTCTTGGGGCCAACAAGCTCAAGTTGATCTTTCCTTAACAGGAGTCTCAGCAACAACATCACTTGGAACTTTAAGCGCATATGTACAACCTGGCTGGGGTACACTTGACTGGGGTGAAAATAGTTGGGGAAATGTTGATTCAGCTACAGAAACTTTAACAGGACTTTCGGCAACATCAGCGGTAGGTGCAATTACACCAGCAGATGTAATGGGCTTGACAGGAGTTTCATCTACTCTAGCAGTAGGCTCTTTAAGTTTTACCATAGATGCTACATTTACTTTAACTGGGCAGTCAGCTCTTTCAGTAGTAGGTTCAATTATTCCTGAAATAGGTATTCCTTTAACAGGACTTACAGCAACATCCGTAGTAGGTGCTCCAACTATAAGATCATATTATACAGAATCATTAACAGGACTTGGAGCAACAAGTGCTACAGGTTCATTAACTATTTCATCTAATCCAACAATTGCACCTACTGGAGTTTCAGCAACTTCTGCTGTAGGAGCTATTACACCCGCTAGTGTAATGGGACTAACAGGTGTAGCAATGACTTCTGCTGCAGGAATTATTGTTCCTGCCAATGTAATGGGATTAACTGGAATATCAGCAACAGTTAGTTTAGGAAATGTAGCACCATTAGGATATCAAGATATTACAGCTACTCAAAGTGCTAGTTATAGTAATGTAGCAGCTACCCAAAGTGCTAGTTATATTGATGTTAATAGTGTATAAAGTTTATTGACATAAAACTTGATAACTAATATATAAAACTTAATAGACACATAAGAAGGATTAAATTATGACATCAACGTACACACCTCTCGGCGTAGAATTAATGGTGACTGGCGAAAACGCTGGTACCTGGGGAACAAAAACAAATACAAATTTAAACATTATAGAACAGATTTCGGGTGGTTATATGACACAAGCCATAGCGGGATCAGGTACAGACTCACCATCAACATTTGTTAAATCAGACGGAGCAGTAGGTGCTCTTGTTGCAAGTAGAGTAATTGTGCTTACAGGTGCTTTAACAGGTGCAAGAATTATTACTTTCCCAGTACTTACAGAAAATTTTTATCTTATTAAAAACTCAACAACAAATGCACAGACACTTCAGTTAAAAGCAGCTACAGGTTCAGGTGCAACCGTTACTTGGGCTACTGATGATAAAGGTTGGAAGCTAGTTTATTTTGATGGTGTAGCAACTAACACAGGTGTTTATGATGTAGGTTTTGGAGCAGCAACTGCACCAGGTGGTTCAACTACACAAATTCAATATAATAATTCAGGAGCTTTTGGCGGAGATGCAAATTTAGTATGGGCAGCAGGAACTGGTTTAAATATCGGGACACGGAAAGAACTTAGACTTCAAGATAGTTCTGGTGGCCAGTATATAGGTTTTAGAGCAAACGCAACTACTACTAGTTATACATTAGATATGCCAGCAGCCGTTGCTTCTTCTAATGATCAAATATTAACATCAACAACAGGCGGTGTTTTATCATGGGTGGATAACTCCGGTGGAACAGATTGGCAAGCAATTAAAACTACAGGATTTACTGCTGTAGCTGGACAAGGATATTTTTGTAATACAACTTCAGGAATTTTTACAGCAACATTACCCGCAGGTACATTAGGTGATGAAGTTACATTAGTAGATTACGCAGGAACATTCGATACAAATAATTTAACAGTAGCACCAAATGGTTCAGAAAAAATTCAAGGTGTTGCGGCAAGTTTAACCGTTTCAATAGAAAGAGCAGGCTTAACACTAGCTTACGTAGATGCTACACAAGGCTGGCTATTAAAGGATAAATAATCCATGGCTACTTATAAAGGTATAAAAGGCTTTGAAGTTCAAAGTCTTGCTTCAGACCCAACAACAGCGTCTTCAGTAGGACAACTTTATTATAATACTACAGGTAGTGTTTTTAAATATGGCACTGTTGGTGTGGGAGCTTGGGCATCCGGTGGTGCTTTAAACACTGCTAGAACTGGTGTAACAGGATTTGGTCGTACTCAATCAACTGCTGTTGCGGCTGGTGGTACTGCTCCTGGTGGAATTTCAAATGCAACAGAAAAATACGATGGAACATCATGGGCTAATTCAGGAAATTTAAGTGCCGCAAAGGAAACTGCAGCATCTTTTGGAACATCAACAGCTGGAGTTATTGCTGGGGGTAATGTTCCACCTTATACAGCCGTAGTAGAAACTTTTAATGGTTCTGTTTGGAGTACTTCTCCAGCCACTATGAATACCGCTAGAAATTTAATAAAAGGAGCAGGACTATCTACAGCTGGATTAGTTGCTGGTGGAGGAACAACACCAGGATATGTAACTAACACAGAATCATTTAATGGATCGTCATTTGCTAATGTTACAGGTACAAATACAGCTAGAGCTAATTATGGTATGGCTTCACAAGGAACACCCACAGCAGGATTAGTTTGGGGTGGTGGGGTTGCTCCTACTGGACAAACTGTAAATACAGAAAAATATAATGGTTCATCTTGGACTGAGGTTGCAAACTTGAATACTTCAAGAGAGGGATTTGCTAATGCAGGAACACAAACTTCGGCTATAGGTGGAGGCGGTTCTAATCCAGGTGGAAATGTCACAAATACAGAATCTTGGGATGGTACTTCATGGTCAGAGGTAGGAGAGATGGCTACTGCAAGAACTCTTATGGGATCAGGTGGATTAGGTTCTGGTTCAATGACTGGATTTGGTGGAGCAGCACCTTCACATTCTGCTTTAACAGAAGAATGGACAGTTCCAGATATAGCAATTAAAACAGTGACAACAAGTTAAAGATAATTTATAACAACAACAAAGGAGAAAACTATGGCATATAAATATTGTACAGCGGACAACTGGGGGAAAGATTTCTTCACTCATGATGAGAGATTAAAATTTTATCTATCTGGTCAACCTGGAAATGTTTGGGTTGTAGGCGATAATTCAGATGGTGAGGCGTGGATAACAAAAGTTTCTGGTGTTTCTAAAACAAAAGCAGAAGCACAAGCTATTGTTGACGCAGAAGTAGTAATAGCGAAAGCTAACTATGATTCACAATCAGATGAATATAAAGCCAATCACTCTAGTCCAACTGATATTACATTACCGTAGGGAAAATTAATTAATGTCCACATATAAAGGAATTAAAGGTTTTACTGTTCAGACCATAGCTGGAGATACAAGTCCTCTTAATGAAGGACAAGTTTATTACAATTCATCTACTAATTTATTAAAAGTAAGTAAAAATGTTTTAGGTACTGGTGCTTGGTCGTCAGGTGGAAATGTAGTTAGAGCTAGATCAACATTTGCTTCAGCAATTAACGCAACACAAACAGCAGCTTTATTTGCTGGTGGTTATCCAGCTCCTGCTGGAGAATCTGAAGAATATAATGGAACTTCTTGGGCTGAGGGTAATAATTTAAACCAAGCAAGACATGGTCTTATAGGTATGGGTACACAAACCTTAGCTTTAGCGGCAGGTGGAAGTGGTACTTATACTGCAAATGCAGAAACTTATAATGGCACAAGTTGGGCTACATCAACAGCTATGCCAGCTGGTAAAAATAATAGTTCTTCTGCAGGATTACAAACATCAGCTTTAATTTTTGGTGGCTTACTAAATGGAGGAGCAGGAGCTTATGATGCTAATACTTATTTATGGAATGGAAGTTCATGGACAGAAGTAGCAGATATGAATACAGCTAGATCGGCTTTAAGTAGTTTTGGATTATCTAATGCGGCAATAGCTGCTAGTGGATATGCTCCAGGAGTTGTAACTAATGTAGAAAGCTACAATGGAACATCATGGTCAGAAATTACAGAATTAGGTGTTAGTAGAGCCTCAATGGCTGGTGGTGGAACACAAACATTAGGAATTTTTGGCGGTGGTTATGTAGGTCCACCATTTGTAGCAAACACAGAAACTTGGAATGGAACTGCTTGGGCAGAAGTAGCAGAGATGGCTACAGGTAGAGCTTCGGAAGGTTGTGGTTTAGGCACAGCTTCTTTAGCAATCGCTGGTGAAAATCCTGGTTATTCCGCATTAACAGAAGAATGGACAGTTCCACAAACAATAACTAATGTAACGGTATCAAGTAGTTAATATGGCAACATACAAAAATATAAAAGGATTTAAAATTCAAAGTTTAGCAAGTGATCCACCTGCTCCTATTGCAGGACAGGTTTGGTATAATACAACAACAGACGCATTAAAAGGTCATGGAGTGTTAGGTGCAGGTACTTGGGCTTCAGGTGGAAATATGAATAGTGGTAGAGAGCAAGGTTCTTATTTTGGATCACAAAGTGCAGGAGTTGCCGCTGGAGGAAATGTTGCAACTAATGTTGAAGAATATAACGGAACTGCTTGGTCAAATGTAAATGTCATACCAGCAGGCGGTGTTTCTGGAGCTGGTACTGGTCCACAAATAGCAGGAATAATATATGGATGGGGTCATGGTCCTAGTGGTGGATCTACAAATAATACTACAAATTATGATGGTACAAACTGGACCGAAGTAGGAAATTTAAATACAGGACGAAATGTTGGAGGATGTGCTGGAGGAGTACAAACATCTGCTTTATATGCAGGGGGTACACCACCTACTATAGCTAATACTGAAATTTGGAATGGAACTGCTTGGACAGAAG